TTACATCCACATAATTTGCTGCCCTGACGGCAACGGGTGCGGCCTTACGGCGTGGACTTCTCCCGGCTTCACGATGTATCGCTGTACCGACTCATAAGTGATGAACGTGGCGCTGCAATTCACGTTCTGACACTGGTGATAACGCTCTTTTGTCGTGTCAGTGATATAGCGACTTGTACGCGCATGTGCGGCATGCTGGCATAAAGGACAATGAAACATCGCGAGCACCTCTTCCGGTTTTGTTGATGGTGCCATTTTAGTTAATTTATCCTTATAAAACAAACAGATAAAATAAAAACATCACTCATCATCTTCTGTTTCGTACTCCACATCAGAAAGCCTGACCTCAAGCTCTAAGGACGTCGTGAAGCCGCTATTATTCAGAAAATGTGTCACCTTAGTGATTGTCCAGTCCTGCTCGTCTATGACGCGCTTAAAGCCTGACACTTTAACCGGTGTTTCCGTGTAAATATCTGCCCGACCGGTAGCCAGGCTGATGGAGAACTCCGCAACACCCCGTTGCAGTTTATCCCACTTCGCCTGAGCGGCGCGCATGGCCTGCACTTTCGTGGCATATACCGTGGTCAGGGCAAAAACGTTATCAGCCTCACCGGCCATGTATTCACCTTCGCGCGCTTCCGGTACTTTAGGCGCTTTCTTCTGCCTGACCGGTTTCGCTTTCGGGTGCTCCAGTGCGCGCAGGTGTTTTTCTTTCTTTTTGCGTTTCAGTTTTACCTTCTGCTTTTGCGGTTTCGGGTCTTTGGTGTGTAACCACTTTGCTGTTACGCCGGTATAGGCTCCACGGTCAGCAATCGCAAAATGATGGCGGTCATAACAGCACTGCCAACCGTCGTGAAGACTGCCCCCATTGCGCCTGCTGCCGCGATGATGGCATTGATGCCGGTGATAACCGGCCAGGCTACAAGACCAATTGCACCGATGATGCCAGTCAGCGCCAGCGCGCCACCGGCAATGATGCCGATGGTTGACGCCAGTGATTTGTTTTTCTGGATCCAGCCGTCGAGTTTTAACACATACTTTGTGGCCGTCTGCGTGAGCTTACGCAGTGCGCCTTCCTGCTGGTCAAACAGGTCTGTCCCCACCGCCTCATAAGCGGACTGAAACTCCTTAAAGTCACCGCCGAGGTTGTCCTGCATGATATTTACCAGCTCTGCGGTCTTCCCGTCCGAGGCTTTCAGCGTGGCGGTCAGCTTATCCAGTTTTCCGCTTGCAGCCGCTGCCAGTAAAACGTTCGCTGATTTCAGGGCTTCCTCACCAAAAATGGTTTTAAGGTATTCCCCCTTCTGAGACGTTCCCAGCTTGTGTTTATCAAAGCTGACCTGAATCTCTTTCAGAATGGTGAACAACGGACGCATATTTCCCTTTTTGTCCGAGGTTTTAACGCCAAGCTCTTTTAGTGCTTCCCATGCTTTCCCTGTCGGAGCCTGTAATCGGGTGACAACGGCACTACTACCCGTACCCGCCATTGCCCCCCTGATGTTATTGTCATGCAGCACACCTGTCATGGCCGCTGCCTGCTCAAGACTTACACCTGCCGTCCTCGCAACCGGACCGAGGTAAGTCAGTGCATCACTGAGTCCCTGAAAATCAGCCGCCGACTTATTCATCGTTGCTGACAACACGTCGCCCACATGGCTGACATCATCATTTGACAGTTGAAAGGATGCCTTAGTCCCCAGCAACAGTTGCGCGTTTTCTTCCATCGACCGCTGATTCGCCAGTGCCATATTCAGCGTGACCGGCGTTGCCGCCTGAATAGCCGCAGCATCTCCACCCGCTTTCGCAATGATAATCTGCGCACCGGCAGCATCATCCGCCGAGGCGGCTGTGTTGTCGCCGAGCTGGCGCGCCTGTTTGCGTAGCGCGGCCATTTCGGCGGAGTCTTTTGCAACACCGAGCACAGCCTGCAATTCTGAGTTTTTCTACGCAAACTCATAACCGGGCATCAGCAGCTTAACACCGGCCATCGTTCCCGCAGCAGCAATCCCCACACCGGCAGCGCCCACTGAGGCCATATTTCCGGCCAGTTCCTTTCCGGCCTGATAACGCTGTTTGACTGCGTTAAGTTTTTCCTGTTGTGCACTGACACGCGCCAGTGCGTCGCGCTGACGGTTAAGTTGTGCGGTGGTTTCACTGATACGGTTTTTCAGTCCCTGCTCATCATGTGCAAGATTGCGGGTATTAATTCCCACAGCGGCCAGTTCCCGCTGCTGGCGTTTAACGGAATCTGTCAGGCGGTTATATTTCGCCTGTAAGTCCTCCGCCGCACGCTTTGCGGATTCCAGCACTTTCGCCTGAGCACGGGTCGGACGTTCGGTGTTTCTAAACTGTGTGGCAAGGGCTTCGGCTTCCTGCCGTGCCTTTTCAAGTGCATGACCAGTCACGGCGAGCTGTGCACTGGTCTTGCGAAATCCCTCAATACGGGATGCCTGACCGTTCAGCTCGCGCAGTGATTTTTGTGTTTCCCGGATATCCCCCGACAGCGATTTGCTCGCTGTGCGGATGGATTTAAACGGGCGGGATGCCTGGTCAACAGCCCTGAGCAATACCTGTAATTTTACATTGTTACTCATTCGTGTTTCCGCTTCGCCGGAGCGCCTTTTCGCGCCATGTGATGAGTTCGGTCAGGCTCATGGGATACAGTTCTGATGGCGGCCAGTGAAATATCACTGCCACATCCGCCATCAGGTCATCGACCGACAGATTTTTCGGGAACGTTACTGCACCGAGTTCGGCGACAAAAAACCGACCACCTTACCGGCCAGCGCCACAAGGTCAGGCAGTTCCAGCGCGGCGACTTCCTGCTCGGTCAGCATCGGTGCCGTCATGCGCGGCAGCACCTTAATCAGTGCATCGACTTCGGAGTTCGCGACCGCTGCCAGACTGACACCACGCAGCGTCCCGGCATTGGGTTTCATCAGCGTGACCTGTTCGATAACTTGCTCACCACGCTTGACCGGATTGTCCAGGGTAATGACATTTTCTTTGTTCATGGTTTTCTCACTTATGAATCGGGGTTAACCGGTCAGCCAGGCTGACCGGATGAAAATCACAGGCCGATATTGCGGCGGTGTTGCTCCAGCCGGTCGACGCCGTTCACCTTCTCAATCATGTTGATGGTGTCAATTTCGACCAGCTCCTTACCGTCCATCGTCAGCCGGAAATAGGTGCAGACCACGGAGATTTTCGACTCAGTGTCTTCTCCCTGTTTACCCTCGCCAGTGTCGATTTCTTTCTGACGTCCACGCATGACCACTTCGACGGCCACCGTTTCGCCGGTATCGTCGCGCTGGTAAGAGCCTGCAAAACGAATCGGCACGGCATCCACACCGGTTGCGGCGTAAAGCTCCCAGATAACCGAATCCGGGAAACCACCGAGCGACCACTCCATTGACAGCGCATCGTCATCAAGGCCGAGGTCTACCGGTGCGCTGCCGTTCATCCCCGCACCGCGATAGTTTTCGAGCTTACGGGTCAGTTTTGGCAGCGTGACGGACTTTGCAACGCCCTGATAGCTGTAGCCGTTCAGAAAGACGTTCATTAACTTGAGTTTGCGCGGCATTGCCATCGGTCAGGCTCCTTAATTGCTGTTAACCGAGGTGACCAGATTTGCCAGGTATTTATCGGTAATACGCTGGCGCAGGGTCAGGTTTTCAAGAGGAGGCACCGGGGTATAGTCATAGTCGATATACAGTTTTCCGGCCTTGAGGGTTTCCGCATCGTTGGATTCTTCGCTAAACCAGCAGGTCGCATCCACGATATAGCCGTTTGTTTTCAGCTCACGGAATTTGGCATTGATGCCGTCAACGATGTCGCGAATCAGCGTTGCAGTGATGGGCTTGTCCACCGCCCACATGTGCGCCTCAGCCATCGTGTCGGCCAGCACCTGCGCGGTGCGGGTGTAGTTTTCAAAGAGGAACAGCGGGTCATCGGAGCAGGTACGGTTACCCCAGAAGCGGAAACCGTCGCGGCGAATCAGCGTAGTGACGCCTGACTCGTTAAGCAGGTCAGCATCGGTGCCGGACTCCTGCAAATCCCAGAAGACGGATGCGCTGATGCCGGTAACACCGTTCACCCCGACATTGGACAGCGTTTTATGCCAGCCCTGCTCCTGGTCGATTTTAGCGCGCAGACCCAGCGCACGGGCGGTGGCATACGCAGTGGCGGTGGTACTGGTGACCGTATCCCATGCGAGGAAATCCGGCCAGATGACCATCAGCTCACGCTGGCTGAAATTCTGGCGGTAGGCTTTCACCTCGGAAATGGTTTTACAGCCCCATGCGCTGATATACCCGAAAGCGCGCAGCTTCTGACAGACTGATGCCAGTGCAACAGCCACCTCTTTGGTGTCCAGTCCCGGCACGCCGAGAATACGCGGTTTAACACCGGTTACCGACTCTGCCGCCAGCAGGGCTTTCAGTCCGGTGTACTGACCGTTTTCGTCGGTGGTGCCGATAATATTGGAAACGGTCTGCGCGAGTTTCGTTTCCTCGTCATCACCGGTGCCGTCTTCCACGCGCACGACAACGGTGACCGGTTTTGACTGGTCAGCGATGGCCTGCAACGATGCCGCCAGCGTGCCTTTTTTACCGGCCTTTGCAATTGCACTCTGCACATTGATAATCAGCACAGGTTTATTGAAGGGGAAGGTTTCCGCATCCGCATCGCTGGCCGTGCAGACCATGCCGACAATGGCAGTGGATACGGTGGAAATGACGCGTGTGCCGTCGTTAATCTCCAGCACCTGCACGCCGTGATGATAGTCACTCATCCGTTTAACTCCGTGGTTAATGGGTGCAACTATTTTCTGTTGTGCAGAGCATGAGGCGCTATTTGACCTGGCTGGTCAGTGGATGAAACAACAGATAAAGAAAAGGCGGGCAATCCGCCCGCCTGTCCTGACTTGCACTCACTCATTTTCCAACTGACGGTTTACATAGCCCAAACGTTATCAAATCTGACAGTCTGCTTTGAGCGATAAGCAGACCTGACCTTAAATATTTTATATTTATCAGAAAGAACACTATTCTTAATCCGGCAAAACTGGTGGGTTAGTAGCTTTAATCGCTGCTGCATAATAACAACCTTTGTTGTCATCAATAGACATTGATTTCCAAGGGGATTCAGCGCAGATATTACTATTATTAGCTCGAATTGATGCACAGCAAACAGTATAAAATGGGCATTTATTACGCGGCGAAATATTTAATTCTTCTGTCTTCATGATTTCACCAGAAAGTTTAAAGTGAATAAATATAAAGTGAAAACAAGCGCGTAGCATTTTCGAACCAAATAAAATTGAATCATTATTTTCAGGTAAGCAAAAGTCATACATAATATCACGCTGTGGTTCATTATCATCTCCATGTCTTACCTGGATGATAGTGCAACCACCGAATTTCTGTATTACTTCATTCATAAACTCAGTTTTTTCTGCTATTTTTTTTATTATATCTAACTCAAAAAACGGTTTTTGCTTTCTATAGTTCAAATTGTTACTTATTCTGTTAAGAGTAAGCTTGATAAAGTTTCCCATCGGTTCATCAACAGGAATCATTTGAATTATTTGATTAAGTGACTCGCTTATTATTTGATCTTGTTCGCTTAATTGTTTTTTCACCTCCGCCACTAGATGTTCATACCTACAATCAGAATGTAATAATTCACATTTATGTAGTAGATTGAATAATACTTGGGGAGGGTTATTAGATTGCAAAGAAGCTAACATACAACAAATAATATCTTCATCATTTAATGACGGAGCAATTTTCGCTGCTAAGCCTTTGATAGTATGATACGGATAAAAGGGTGCCTCTTGAGGGAAGCCATTCATCGCATTAATACACTTACATTCAAGCATAAAAGCTGCGGATTCAAGTATTTCAAGCACGCCTAAATCTAGATCGTATTTGTTTTCAGAATGAGAAATTCTACACTTTATTAATGATGTACATATAACACTACCGTCAGCAACCTCCATGTCATGGATTATTGCATCCTCAAAATACAAGTCGTTTACTTTTACATAATAAGGTAAGTTACATTTATGCAGACTCCTATTGGAACGAATGTAACTGAGAAAATTTTTGTTTGATTCGATATGTGCTGGATCCATGTCATTTGAACCAAGACATACATCCTGATTGTCCATTGCCCAGCGAAAATTAGACCACAGGATGTTTTGCGTGCAAAAAATAGAAAACCCATTAATTGTGGAAATATTGTGAAGAAAATGAATCCACTCATGAAAAAACACGCCAAACTGTTCTGGATTAATGAATCCATCTAATTTTTCAGGATCAGTAAACGCTGGGAAATCCTTGCACAAAGTGATAATTTGTGATTCTGGTAAATAAGAAGCATAAGTAGCCATTCACATTCCTCTAAATCTTTAAAATACCTAAAAAAATGAAGCTAAATATTATGTATATTTAAGCTTTATATAATAAATAAAAAATCATCATGCAAAAGAAACGCCATAGAGTTAACTTAAAAACCTTTAATTTATTATGGTTCATGATTATTTAGCACCTACGTTATCATACCTTTGCAAGAGTTCTCTTGGCAACTTCCGCTCCTGGCACAGAGCGGACTGTCAGATTAGGCTTTACTCTGTGCCATAGATATGTAAGCTCACACCAGAGTTCATACAACTTATTGCGGCATTTCCGGCCATTCAGGATTTGCAGGATCCACACGACTGACCACAACGCTGTAGCGTTCCCAAGCCTCCAGCCGTGTGCGCTCCTCCTCTGTTGCCATGTTCAACCTGACAGCGCGCTCCAGCGGCAAAATCACGGATTCAGCATCTGCAAGAAGTCTGGCTTTCCGAATTTCTGCCTGCTGCTGTAATTCCTCTGCCGTATAAATGCGTTTAATCACTTTGCCGTCCTTAAACATCCAGTTCCCTGAAATGTCCGCCCGTCGGTTAGCAGTAATATCCGCCACTTCAACAACACTTAATCCATCCGGTCTGATAGCTGTCACATCCTTTTCCACATAGCGGATGATATTATCTTTGTCGTACGCTATTTTTATCGTGTCATCAGCAAAATACTTTTGTTCTTCGTACCAGTTCTTACCATCTTCTGTAAAAAACCAGACGACATCAAAGTCCTTTGTCAATTGATATTGTTCAACTGTTTTTGGATTACCCACCGTTATATTTATCAAATGCTGCATAAATTATACCTGCGCCACGTTGTACCATGTCCCGTTAATGTATTTCTGAACCGGTCTGTAATATACGCCACCAATGTTATCGGCAGAGTTTGAGCCGGTATCCTGAACAATAATGCCGGAATATACACACCCGGACGGTGCCTGATGTGTCCATGTCATGCCATTGTTCGCAGGTTTGTATGTGGCAGCACCACCAAGCCGGATATCCCGGACATAGCGTGAATCAAAATTACTATAATTAGATGGTGATACCTGCCCGTTAACAGCAAAAGTGATGCTGTTATCTGTATTTCTCTGACTGTAAAAATGCCAGCCTGCATCATCACCTAATTCAGCCACCACAGGACGACTTGAGTTTCCCCACAAATTGAATGCGGCTTCCTTCGTGGATGTATTGCTGCTGCTGACCGTGAACTTTTTCCCGCTACCGGCACGTACTTTGGTACTTGAGACAATATCACCTGTAACACTCAGGCCATGCCCCATTGACACTCCGCCATTGGCGTTATTGATAGTCAGCGGTCTTAAGCCGTTCCATGTCCCAAATTTATCGCCAGAGGCCGTCAGCATTAAATATGTGCTGCCGCCATCATTCCTGATAAAGAATCCATAATTGCCATAAGCGATGCGCAGACCATTAGCACTGAGTGATGTAATCTCACCTCTTGAACGGAGACCATAAGCGGAGCTGAGTGATAATTCTTCCTGAGTATCAGTATTACCAGTCGCCCAGCGAACTACCCCGCCCTGAACTGTTTCATGCCAGATAGTATCTCCTTCTCCACCACGAAACTTTCTGAGATATTTTTTGCCGCCTCTGGTGCCTGAACATAAGGCCGTAGACATATAGGCATTCTGGCTTCCGCCATCCTGATTAATCGTTCCGGTCATTGAGTCGCCCTGACGATTCCAGTCACGACGCCAGCCGGGGGAGTAGCCGTCCCCATGATTAATGTAAGTGAATTGTGCGCTGGTTGTACCGCCACCGCTTGATGTTGTCGGCGTGGTCACTCGGATAGTGATTGCAGATTTAGTTCCCATGACCTCGACTACACAACCAGCCAGGTGGATATCACCACATCCGGTATCCGTAATGATTTTGTTATTTGCATATGACCAGGAGCCTTTGCACATCCAGTACGGATGATTAAATGCACCACGGGAATCCAGCCATTCAATAAACTGAGCGGTTGTCCAGTTTCCGGCTTCAGTGCTCAAAGCGCCGCTATAAGCACGACAGGCACCGATATTTTTCGTAAAGGTATCCTTTCCCGGAATATCCGCACCGTTCTGATCTTTCTGAAGACGTTTTTCAGCATTGTCATAGGCAGACTTCACTGCTTTTGGCGTTGCCGCGAGGGTTTCAGAATCACTGTTGGTGGCGCTACTGAGCTGGACAAGACCTTTTCGCGCAGTGGTGGCATCCTGTGCAGTGTATTTCCCGTTAGCAAGGTCATACGCTGTCTTAACCGCCTTTGGTGTTGCCGCAAGCGTTTCAGAATCGCTGTTGGTGGCGCTACTGAGCTGAACAAGGCCTTTTCGCGCGGTGGTGGCGTCCTGTGCAGTGTATTTCCCGTTAGCAAGGTCATATGCTGCCTTTACCGCTTTCGGCGTTGCGGCGAGCGTTTCAGACGTGCTGTTGGTCACACTACTGAGCTGAACAAGGCCTTTTCGCGCCGTGGTGGCATCCTGCGCAGTATATTTCCCGTTAGCAAGGTCATAGGCGGCCTTTACCGCTTTCGGCGTTGCGGCCAGTGTTTCAGACGTGCTGTTGGTCGCACTGCTTAACTGAGTAAAACCTTTTGCGGTCAGCGAGGCGTCCGGGTGACGTCGTGACTGTTCGTGCTCTGCAATTTTGTCATCAACGTAATCCTGCGTTGCCATCACCGTTGTAGTGTCAATGGTCAGATCCACTGAGGCCACACTGCTGACGATGATGACCATGCGGCAGGTCTGCGAACGCCCTGAGCCTTCGGCAAGAGCTGGCTTATAACTTTCGGCCATGTTCGCCACGGCAATTAACGTTCCCGCATCATCGTACAGGCCAAGCTCACGCATCCAGAAACCGCCCACCTCCGGCGGAATAACCAGCTCTGCGATAATATAATTACTGTTTCGTTTGTCCTGACTGATTTTGTTCAGCGCATGTCGCCAGACTTCGTGGATAAGCCCGGTCTGTCCGGCATCCGGGACAGGCAATTTACCACCGCCATCCCCGACGGCCATCGTGGTAATGTTGACCTTCCGCCCTCCCGGTGCGGTTGCCGCTGCCAGCTTTGCTGCACCGGCAGTGGTGATAACGGTTCTGAATTTTGTGCTCATTATTCCTCACTTATCCGGGGTAAACCGTAATTACATCGCCGTCATAAGCCACACCACCGGCGAACAGGTAGCCGGGAATGTCCCGGGTAATGTTCAGGCCAATAAGGTGGCGGCTTGCAGGTTTGGCATCAGCAATCTGCCGTTCCATTTCCTGATACATTGCCTCTGTGATACCGCTTTCCAGTACACCAATATCAAGCCGGAAGGTGCCGGGCGGGTCACTGTTTTCCCACCACTCCGTCACGTTGATGAGATAGCCGAGCGGCTCCACCACACGCCGGATTGCACCTATAGTGCCCTTATGACAGTGGATGAAATAGGCATCGCGGATAACGGCGCGTTTTGTCGCTTCCGGCCACTTTTCATCCCACCTGTCGACCGAAAACGCCCACGCCAGCCACGGCAGCAGATTTGCCGGACAGGTATTCGGGTTCCACAGTTCACGAATCCTGACCGGCGTTTTTTCAATTTCCGCACAGGCTTTTGCGGCAGCAACTTCAAGCGGTGATGAGCCGGTCGGCAGCAGTCGCGAATCACTCATCCGAGCCTCCGGTCACGACGCGGTATTCGGTACAGAAAGACGCCTGCGTACTGTTGAGCACGATGTCGGCCAGTGGTGCAGCCAGTTCGACACGCTGCACACCTTCCACATGCAAAGCGGCATAAATGGCAGACAGACGGATGTCGCGCCCCAGCCGGTGCTGTGCCGTGATATACGCTTCCAGCTTTTTCACAGCGGCAGCGCGGATGGGTTCGCTTTCGGGACCAGGGTAAAGGTAAAGCGTGGCGTTTATCTGGTATTCAACGATGGCGGCAGACTGCACGGTCACGCGGTCGGCCACCGGCCTGACGTCCTCGCCATTAAGGGCGTTACGCACCACAGCCAGCAGGTCTTCGGATGCGACGCCGTTATTTTCACGTGACAGCACAGAGATGGTGACACAGGCAGGAGACGGACTGGTGACAGAAATATCCGCGACACGCCCGTCAGCACTGCGACCATGATACTGATAGGCTCCCACTGACCCGGCGACGCTTAAGCCCTCAAAAGCCTGCTGAATACGCAGACGATAATCGGTGTCAGATTCCATCACTGCCGGTGTCGGCGGAATGGTCGAATCATCTGCCGGGGTGATAGTCAGGCGCGTGGTGTTGTAATTGGCACCAATCACATCAAGGTCATTACCGGCGGCACAGGCCAGCATCACCGCCCGCGCAGCCTCATTCACACGCTGACGCCAGATAAGCTCACGATAAGCATTTTCCTCCAGCAGTTTGACGAGAGGCTCAGATTCCAGTGTCAGGGTACGGGCGACCGCCTCCTGCTGGTCTTCCGGGTAAAGGGAAATCCGTGTCGCCTTGCGTTCGGCAAGAATGGTTTCAAAGTCCAGCTCCTCGACCACATCCGGTGCGGGTAGCTGGTTCAGGTCGATAATCGGCATGGTTTCAACTCACAGGGATGGTTAACGAAAGTGGCTGGCCGGTGTCGTTGTGCTGGCCGGTTAACGTGACCGTCATTCGCCCGTCAAAACTGCGCTCAGTGGTGACGGATGACAGGGTGACGCGGGGTTCCCATTTCAGCACTGCCATGTAACAGGCGACCTTAATCTGCAACTCAAGCGCCGGAGTCTGCGGCTGGTCAATCATTGACGCCAGCAACGAGCCGTAATCACGACGCATCACCCGTGAGCTGACAGGTGTGCGCAGGATATCGCCGATACTCAGGCTGATATGTTCAAGGTCAGTGACAGTCAGGCCATCACTGCGATTCATTCCGAGATAACGCGCTGTCATAGAGGACTCCCGGTTGTGCCGCCGCTGTCGCCGGGGTGTTTATGGGTATGCAGTACCTTCCCGTTTGATGAGAGTTCACCGCCGGTGTGTTCAATGTTGCCACGCATCGTCCCGCCCTTCTGTACTTCCAGCGTGCCGGTAATCAGCCTGTTGGTGCAGACCACCTCCGGTGTGTCCAGGGTGATGCGGGTTGACGCTTTCACCATGACCACCGGCACAGTGGCAGTAACAGAATCAGAAGCCGTCACGCTGGCCGTTTTAATTCCGCTTACCGTGAGTGCACTGGTTTCGGGTTCATACTCAATCACCGCCCCGTCAGGGAAACGGATATGCAGGGCATCCGCCGACGCAGACGGCGCGGGGTTATCGCCGGAATAAATCCCCGGCAGAACGAACGCCGTGTCAAGTTCACCACCCACGGCCAGAATCAGCACCTGTTCCCCCACGGAAGGTGCCCACCATGTGCGCGAACGTCCTGCGCGATGGGTCAGCCACTGAAGCCAGTCGGTGCACATGCCGCCGGTCTGCACGCGGCAGCGACCGGCGTTAAGGTCGGTTTCGACGATAATGCCGGTGCGAATCATGTTGCGCAGTGCGCGCGCGAGTTCCTGAATATTTGCGAGAGTGTTCATGCATGTGAGATTGCACAATATATAAAAGTTATGCTATCTGGATTCATTTGCAGAACCACCAGACAACATTCAAGGAGAGCGTAATGGTCAGCTATAATGTGACTAATGTGTGGGAGCTAATCGTCTTGTATCTTTTGGTCTTTGTAGTATTAGCATTTTTTAGCTTTGGTAAAAGTAACCTTATGAGGCTTATTGCACATTATTTCAAATTTGGATATTCAGATAAAAAATTAAAAAGACTGGACCGCGAGTGGCGCGACATTCAACTATTTAAAATAATTAACGGAATCAATGTATCAGGCATCAAAGATGTGAAAATGATACAGCAGGGGTTGATTGATGGAAAACTAAAAACATCGGATTTTTTCCTTACTCGCTTCTGGGGAGACATAACAGAACCGCCATGCATCACAAAAACAATGAGTGCAGTCCTGGCCGGAATTCTTTATATTACCTTCGCATGTTGCATACACAACGAGCAATCTGCCATAGTAGAGGATGCCATAGCCATACCATATAAAAATATGATGTACCATGTTTATAATGACAAGGTTCTTTTGTTCTCCGACAATAAAACAGATAAGTTCTATAAAGCTTTTAGCATTGCCGATTGCAAGAGACTGCAGAACACTTTTGTAACAGACACACTTCCTGCAATCGCCTGCAATAAGCTCTTACAGCTAAACGAGGAGGACTCCGAATGGTTAAGTCAGGAGATTAAAGATAATAACAGCCACAGAAAAACATTATTAATAATATCCCTCGTCTATTTCACTTCAGGTCTGGTTATACTTCTGTCATATACAAAATTCCTTTACGCCAATAAAAAAGTTGTAGAATACAAATCATCAAATAAAAACCACTCATAATCCTCTAAACATTGAGCGACCAGCACAGCCGCTCAATGTTTAATTGCGCATCAGCCTCTGCCTGGATAAAACTAACGCTCAAGGTGAGCCAGGATAATCTCTTCAATCATCTGCACATCCTCACCGGTAAAGCCGAGCAGAGGACGCGCCGGATAATCAATTTTCTTACCGTCTTTCCGGGTTTCTTCCGACAGACCGAACTGATGCACACTGGCGATTTTCGGTGACTTCCCGCCGTAAAACTCCATTGATGCCTGTTCCGGGCTGGCGCGGATATGCAAAAAACGACTGGTGATAAGTTTCGCAAACATTTTTCGCTTAACACGACCAGTCTTTTTTCTGGCGCTCTGCTGCTGGCGTGGCGCGTAGGGTTTGCCGTCCGGGGCTTTCTGTGTCATCACCCGACGCTGCTGACTCTGCCGCAGGCGCTTCGCCAGTTCGGCACTCAGTCGCCGACGCCCTGACGGTGACAGCGATTCAGTCAATCCGGTCAGCCGGTCTTCAAAACGCTTAAACTCATTCATCCCACTTGCTCACCAGTTCGCCATTGATATAAAGCTCCATCGGGCGGTTGACCGGCTCCGGCGGCGGGGGTTCCGGGATATTCTTCACATGCAGTGCGCCGTCAACCTCACTGACCAGCGTGCGCTCGGTCAGCATCAGGCTGATGCTGATATCAAAGCTGCTGTCATTGTTGATGTCTGCATAAAACGTGAAGCCCTTTTTCTGGCCTGCGTCGGTAGTCATGATGTCGGGCTGATTTTCCCGCAGCCACGCCAGCACCGGCACGATGAGCAGGTCAAAATCACCGGTAAAGTCGGTCACAATCACATTGAGCGTGTAACGCTTTTCGAATGACAACGACGTCGCCAGCGTGGAGGCAATACTCCCGTTATCCACGAATATCCGCAGCATATCGGGGTTAGTTTTCAGCACCGTGACGGCATCAGTCAGCGCCCTGCGCAGGCTGTCGGGTTTGAGCATCGTTTTCGTCCTGACAGTGTTTAATCATTTTTACCTGGCTGGCACAGCGCGCCAGCGCGTTCTCAAGCTGCCGGATATCGGCACTTAAATCGCCGTTCGTCTGCGGGTCACTGCCCGGCATCGGGCAAAGGCTCACTTTCGGGCAGGCGTTGGCGACAATCACTGGCGTCTGCGCAGGCGGGGCGCTGGTGCAACCGGCGCACAGCATCAGGCAGGTCAGCGCCGTACCAGCGGCGAAAATCTTCGTTTTCATTAAGTAACCTCGTGATGGTTTTCTCGCGCTGTGCTTCACGCTTCGCGGCGTTTTCCAGTTCCTGACGCAGTGCCACCTGCGCCAGCTCGTTTTTGTCTGCTCTGGTGAGGGCAACATGAAGCTGATTTTTCAGCATGGTGATGGTCGTCTGCTGCCCGTTGGCGACGCTGTTCGCCCTGTCCAGCGAGGCGCGCAGGCTGGCGTTTTCATGCTTCGCCAGAAACAGCCCCGCCACCGCCAGCGATAACAACACGACCAGCACAATCATCAGCTTTGACATGGTTCCCGCCCCTCAAAACGCTGACGGCAGGCCGTACGTATCAGCCGGAAGAACACCGACGTCACGAGATAAATCAGCGCGGTAAAAATCCACCCGGCAGCGACCAGCGAGATAAACGTCACCACCATCACCACCATCACCACCAGAGCCGCCGCCCGTCTGCGCCACGGCACCGGCTGCAAAAACAGCGACGTGACAATCTTCACGGCCAGCGATTCCGGCGGCAGCTCCCGCCCGTAGCGTTCCAGCACATACTCAGTGGCGTACACGCCGACACCACCGGCAACCACACAGATAACCGTCGCCAGAATCGACCAGGCAGCGACAAAACTGACGGCCACGCTCTGCGGGTAAATCAGGGACAGTGCCAGCATCAGCGCCAGCGACACGTTCAGCATCAGTGAAAGGGATAATTTCTTCATGGTGTTTACTCCGTTTAAGCCGGTACGCCGCCAGCGGTACGCCAGACGGTGACCAGTTTTTCCAGTGAATGCTCACGCTGACCGTAACCGGCACCCGGCAGGGACGCCCAGATATTGCGACAGCGTGAAATGGCGCGCTCAATGCGCCCCGCCCGGATGTCATCCAGCGCACCGCGTTCGCGGATCAACTGAATGGCGAGTCTGTCCTGTGACAACGGACTGAAATCCGGCAGGGCAAGCTGTTTGCGGTAATGCGGCCAGAACAGGTAAAGCTGCTGATAGCGACCGGAGGCCGTGGATTTTTCACCGCGACGGTTAAACACCTTCGCCGGTCGGCCATGTGCGAACGGGTGGTCACTGTAGTCGGTGAAGATTTCCGGCTTTCCGTCCACTCCGGTGACTATCACGTCATAGCCCCGGTTTTTCGTCAGCGGATGATTCGCCGTCCCTTCGGACACGGCCAGCATGTCGAGAAAGGCAGCGATATTCTGATGCGTGTTAATTACCGGCATTACGGTTTCCCCCTGCCCTTAAAGCGGCGCTGAATGGCAATCTCAATTACCTGATAACCGGCGATACCCAGCATGGAGCCGATGCCGCACACCGCAGGCAGTGACAGGTCAGGAAACTGCACCAGAACAACACCGGCAACCATCGAGACAAAACCACCGAGCAACATGCGCCCGATAAACAGACGCGGGGTGATGGGTTCACCACCGGCAAGCACCTTGCCGACAACAATCAGCACCCCAATCATGAAAAGCGACAGGACGCTTTTTTCTTCTGCTGTCATGCGTTACTCCCACAGATTGACAGTTTCAGCCACGAGCGCGGTCTGAACGTCGGGCAGTTCGACGGCGGTGCCGTGTGGCAGCACCGCACCCAGTTCAGCCAGTCCCGGATTTGCGGCGAGCACGGTCTCAACCACGCCCTCAGTGCGCCCGTAATACCGGACACAAATGGCGTCGAGCGTGTCGCCCTGTAGCGCAAAGGTCTTCATCAGATTTGACTCACGATGCAGCGCGGCTTGTCCTGGATGCGCGCCACTGCCCAGCGCATATCCCGCCACAGCTCATCTATGGTGCTGTCAATGCTGTCGGCCTTCTTGTCTCCTTTCGCACTGGCATCCACGCCGCGGTAACGCTCATAAAGCGACGCGGTCGCCATCGCACACACGGCGCGCTCGTAGTAAAATTTGATACTTTCACCGTCGATGTCGTCCGCCGGAACGTCCGCCAGACGCGTAAAACCGGCGGCAATTTTCTGTTCGCGGTACTCGTACAACTCCGCATTCGTCTCCGCCATGCCTGACTTGATGGCCTCACGCAGACGGGCGGGGGCGACGGTCTGCTCAAGGCGCATACGTTCCCGGACGCGCTTCGGGTCGATATCGGGAAAAAAGAACGTGTTTTTAATCACCGGCTCGTCGCCTGCCGGTTGCGGGATGACCACCGTACCCTCACCGGACACGGGAGCCTCCTTTCGCGGAATAATCAGCGTCATCATGACTACCTCTGAAAAGTCGGGCGGTGGACGCCGGTACAGCGTCAGGTGATTCACCATCACTGACCGGCGTGCCGCCCTGGCGCGGGGCGCATTCGGTTGTTAACTGGCTTTCTTTTTCGGGCGTCCACGTTTTGCCGGTGTCACGCTCCGGGTCTTACGCGGGGCGCGGGGGGACGCTTTGGGCTGCGGCTCCGGCTTCGGTTTCAGCTCCCGCTCCAGTCGTTCAATCTCTTTTTTGACGCCTGCCTGACAGTCGAGCTGTGTCGCACGTTGCAGGTGAGCCAGCGCACCGGCGGCATCACCACCGTCACGCAGAAACAGACCGGTAATTTTGTGCAGCTTTGCGCGCACTTCATCAGGCATGTCAGCCGTGGCGGTCAGTTCAAGGGTCTCCGTCAGCAGGCGGGTATCCACAGACTCACCGGCAGCGTGAGCGCGCATGGCCGCAAGCGCTACCTCCTCGGTGAACATGTACGGCGGGGTACGGCGGTGTTTACCCGGCATGGTCAGACCGTACTTCAGAGCATAACGGGCAATCTCCAGCGCACCGGCAATATCGCCGGTATCCAGACGCCACAGCATGACCGTCATCAGAATGTCATCCTGTGCACCTTTGCCCTGCTCCAGCACGCCGTTCACCCACGGCAACCAGAACGGCAGCAGTTCGCGTTTTTTCGCGGCCTTCAGCTCTTTTGAATAAATCGCGTTCAGTGTGCGCTGGTCTGCGGCGAGCTTAACCAGCATCTGCTCATAGACAGTTGCATGTCGCAGCGGGGCGGCTTCCCGCTGCGCGGTCATCGCTGCCGAGACCCGCATCATGTGGCGCTGTGCGGGACTCGTCATCGGTTACGCTCCCGGCTCTGCGGTCGCTTTAGCCAGTGTGGAGAAATCACCGACCTTAATTTTTTCCACCAGACAACCGGCGGCGTAGTCTTCCACCACGTAATCAATGTTCATTGACTCGTAGTTCTCCACGCGGTCGAGTTTCGGGTTTTCCTCAATCACGCGGCGATGGCTGTCATCCATGTAGTAGATGGACAGGTTTTCCAGCTTTGTGATGAGCATCGCATCCGCCGGGAAGTACGGGACGCGTACCACCGGCAGGTTACCGATGCGTTTCTGGCTGATGATGACGTCAGCGGCCAGCATCTCGCTGTTGTCCTGCTCCTTGTTGACGATGGGGAAATACTTGTCCGCCAGTAGCTGACGCCCCACAATCACCACAAGGTCAGGGTCTTCCTGATACCACGGCTCAATCAGGTTGTTGGTCGCATCCATCACCAGTGCATCGAGGCTGGCATAATCACCGCCCTTACCCACGCGGATGACCTCAGAGGTCGTGTGACCTTCCTCGTCAGTAACCTTGCTCATCACGCGCGCCGGGGCTTCATTGCGGTATTTCTGCAGCCAGCCGACCGCCACATCCTGCAGCATCTGGTTACTGCTGCGGTCAGAGGTTTCGGCACGCCTCACGCCGTTAAAACCGGCCATGATTAAATCAAGGGACTGGCGTTTGATAATGGCGTTACGGACACGGAGCTGGAAATCCTGATAACGCGCCCAAAGGTCCAGCGTTTTGTAGCGGATATAAAAATCGAAGTTAATCTGGTCGCATTCGTACTTGTTTGACGCCAGCTTCGAGAAGTCCTTCGGCTGACGCTCGGTGCCACCGGCGGTGTCGGTGGTGCTGGCGATGGAGCCGGTGACACCGATGCCAATTTTTTCCCCTTTCATTTCGCTGACCGGCACAATGTTGATGCGGGTCAGGAAATCAGAGGACTCCTGCATGGTGTTCATCAGGGTCTGGGTGACCGACGGTTCAACGGTGAATTTTTTCGACACATCACCGGCGTCGATGCCGTTCAGTTCGGCAACACGGGACAGGTAGGCATTAAATTTAAATCGGGTTTCCTGGCGCATAGTTTTTCCTGAAATTAAGGGTTAATCGTGAAGGTTTTCCCGGACTGGCTGACGCCGGTCAGCAGTTCGTCATCAGGGCGTCACCGCCACCGCCGGTGGCCTTGCTGCGGCGCTGCTGGGTCAGACTTTCGGTGCTGTCGAGACTGTTTTTCAGGCGGGTGAATGCCTGGCTGGTTTCATCCACCTGGTCAGTCACCTCCTGCTTAAGTGCGGAAAAGGCGGTTTCCATCTCAGCGAGGCGCTGATCAGTGGCGCTCAGTTTTTCCTGCACATGTTCAGCAACAGCGCTCACCGCTTCATGCACGTCATTCAGACGGGCGTCATCGCTGGCCTGTTTGCGGCCAAAAATGGATTTCACCTTTTCAGTCAGGGCGGTGAACACGGTTTCAGGCAGGTCTTCAAATTCCAGCTCAACGGGCGTTGCCACTGAAATCAGGTTTTCAGGGCTTAATTTGAAGCGGTTCAGAGGGTTGTGTTTTGCCGTGCGGCAGAATTCCAGGTATTCCGTGCCGAGGCTTGCCGGGTCATCGGTGACGGCCAGCCCCACCAGATAACATTTGCCGGTGTTGGCAAAGTTCGGCTGAATTTCCATTGAGGTATAGACCTTCTGCGCGGCCTTGTTCATCGCGATAAGGTCATCGGTCGGGGTGATTTTCGCAAACAGCGCCCATTTGCCTTTCAGCGCCGAATCATCGTCAATCTTTTCGGCCTTCAGTTCGACCACATCGCCATAACGTTTAAAAATACCGTCAGGCAGGATGCCGCGCAGATGTTCCAGGTTAATGCGGCAACCGTAGACTCGCGGGTCAAAGGTTTCGGCCATTTCCTGAATATCCTGCGCACTGATGACACGCCCGTCACAGGTGTCACCCTCAACGCCGATACGAAAGAATTTTGAGACTTTTTTTGCCATTGTCAGGAGTCCTGAATAGTGATTAGAGGAGTCACATGTCGGCATCAGTTTCCCGACGATGCGCATCCTCCGCCATCAGTCCCGGATGGCTTATCACTGACACAACAGCACCTTAGCGAATCGCGGGGCGCGACTCAGTAGCCTTGCCGTGTATTCATCACGGCGAGGTATTCATGACCATCACCACAGACACCACTCTTTTACACGACCCGCCTCGTCAGGCGGCGCTGCTGTACTGGCAGGGGTTTTCCGTGCCGCAGATTGCCGCCATGTTGCAGATGAAACGCCCGACGGTGCAGAACTGGAAACAGCGCGACGGCTGGGACAGCGTTGCCCCCATCAGCCGTGTCGAAATGAGTCTGGAAGCGCGGCTGACCCAGATCATCATCAAACCGCAGAAAACCGGCGGTGATTTCAAGGAAATTGACCTGCTGGGACGCCAGATTGAACGACTGGCACGGGTAAACCGCTACAGCCAGACCGGCAACGAGGCAGACCTTAATCCGAACGTCGCTAACCGCAACAAAGGCGGGCGTCGCAAACCGAAAAAGAATTTTTTCAGTGACGAGGCCATCGAAAAGCTGGAGCAGATTTTCTTTGAGCAGTCTTTCGACTATCAGTTGCACTGGTATCGTGCCGGGCTTGAGCACCGCATCCGCGATATCCTGAAATCCCGCCAGATTGGCGCAACGTTTTATTTTTCCCGCGAGGCGCTGCTGCGCGCCCTGAAAACCGGCCATAACCAGATTTTTCTGTCGGCCAGTAAAACGCAGGCGTATGTGTTCCGCGAATACATCATCGCCTTTGCCCGTCTGGTTGACGTTGACCTGACCGGTGACCCGATTGTCCTGGGCAATAACGGCGCAAAACTGATTTTTCTCGGCACCAACTCCAACACCGCACAGAGCCATAACGGCGACCTGTACGTCGACGAGATTTTCTGGATCCCGAATTTTCAGGTACTGCGTAAGGTGGCATCAGGTATGGCCTCACAGAGTCACCTGCGTTCGACCTATTTCTCCACCCCGTCCACGCTGGCGCACGACGCCTACCCGTTCTGGTCAGGTGAACTGTTCAACCGGGGACGCGCCAGCGCCGCCGAACGCGTGGAAATCGACGTCAGTCATAACGCCCTTGCCGGTGGGCTTCTCTGTGCGGACGGCCAGTGGCGGCAGATTGTCACCATTGAGGACGCCCTGAAAGGCGGCTGCACGCTGTTCGACATTGAGCAGCTCAAACGTGAAAACAGCGCCGACGATTTTAAAAACCTGTTCATGTGTAAATTTGTTGACGACAAGGCGTCGGTGTTCCCGTTCGAGGAACTGCAACGCTGCATGGTCGACACGCTGGAAGAATGGGAAGACTATGCGCCGTTTGCCGCCAATCCGTTCGGCTCACGTCCGGTATGGATTGGTTACGACCCGTCACACCGTGGAGACAGCGCCGGATGCGTGGTACTGGCACCGCCGGTGGTGGCCGGTGGCAAATTCAGAATACTTGAGCGTCACCAGTGGAAAGGCATGGACTTTGCCACTCAGGCGGAATCCATCCGCAAACTCACCGAAAAATACAACGTCGAATACATCGGTATTGATGCCACCGGCCTCGGTGTCGGCGTGTTCCAGCTCGTGCGCTCGTTCTATCCCGCCGCGCGCGACATCCGCTACACGCCGGAAATGAAAACCGCAATGGTGCTCAAGGCAAAAGACGTCATCCGCCGTGGCTGTCTGGAATATGACGTCAGCGCCACCGACATCACCAGCTCGTTTATGGCTATCCGCAAGACCATGACCAGCAGCGGACGCAGCGCCACCTATGAGGCCAGCCGCAGCGAGGAAGCCAGCCACGCCGACCTCGCCTGGGCGACCATGCACGCCCTGTTAAATGAGCCACTCACCGCCGGTATCAGCACCCCGCTGACATCCACCATTCTGGAGTTTTACTGATGAGCAAGAAAAAAGGGAAAACACCGCAACCTGCGGCAAAAAAAATGACCGCCAGCGCCCCGAAAATGGAGGCATTCACCTTTGGTGAGCCGGTGCCGGTACTCGACCGCCGTGACATTCTGGATTACGTCGAATGCATCAGTAACGGCAGATGGTATGAGCCACCGGTCAGCTTTACCGGTCTGGCAAAAAGCCTGCGTGCTGCCGTGCATCACAGTTCACCGATTTACGTCAAACGTAATATTCTGGCCTCGACATTTATCCCGCATCCGTGGCTTTCCCAGCAGGATTTCAGCCGCTTTGTGCTGGATTTTCTGGTTTTCGGTAATGCGTTTCTGGAAAAGCGTTACAGCACCACCGGTAAGGTCATCAGACTGGAAACCTCACCGGCAAAATATACCCGCCGTGGTGTGGAAGAGGATGTTTACTGGTGGGTGCCGTCCTTCAACGAGCCGACAGCCTTCGCGCCCGGTTCCGTGTTTCACCTGCTGAAGCCGGATATTAATCAGGAGCTGTACGGCCTGCCGGAATATCTCAGCGCCCTTAACTCTGCCTGGCTGAATGAGTCGGCCACGCTGTTCCGCCGCAAGTATTACGAAAACGGCGCACATGCCGGATACATCATGTACGTCACCGATGCCGTGCAGGATCGCAACGATATCGAAATGCTTCGCGAAAACATGGTTAAGTCGAAAGGCCGCAATAACTTTAAAAATCTGTTTCTCTATGCCCCGCAGGGGAAAGCCGACGGCATTAAAATTATCCCGCTCAGTGAAGTGGCAACGAAGGACGATTTTTTTAATATCAAAAAATCCAGCGCCGCTGACCTGCTGGACGCGCACCGCATCCCCTTTCAGTTGATGGGCGGCAAGCCGGAGAACGTCGGGTCGCTGGGTGATATTGAGAAAGTGGCAAAGGTCTTTGTCCGCAATGAGCTTATCCCGTTACAGGACAGGATCCGCGAGATAAACGGCTGGCTTGGTCAGGAGGTCATCCGCTTTAAAAACTACTCACTGGACACTGACAACGGTTGAACATCGCCGCCTGCGGGCGGCTTTTTTACAGCCCGTCATCACGCCCTCACACGCTCACCACCGCACAAAACATCCCGCAAACACACCAACACCCCAACGGGCAGACTAAACGCCGCCACGACGCGCTCAGACGCTGAAAAAATAAAATCAGCACCACCGCCAGCGCGCAGTGCTTTCCCCGCCTCGCCCGCCCGCTTCATGGGGCGGTTTTAATGCAGTTGCATAGATACTATGGATCCGCACCAGTCCTGACCGCACGCAGCCTGAACGGACATCCCCGACGCATGCAAAAACATTCACTTGTTGCATGCAACGGCTTATTTAATGACAAATCAACTTAAATTTACAAAATCCACAGGTATGGATACTTTGCGAACATGATAGGCTTACGAGAATTATCGTGCCTGTTTTTGAACGGAGAAAGTTATGCAAGGTGAAGTTGATGAACAGCAACCAAATGAGATTATTTCGGAGTTTGGATACTATCCAGTAGAAGTTAACATTGAGACTGAACAATTTTCTTTGCGTACTTTACCCGGTCTTATTGAGAAAGTGGAACGTATTAACAATGATAAAAACGTTGTTAATGGTTGGATATACCCTGGGAATCGAAAGGTATATAACCTTAATGGTGACACATGCACAATGCCTTATAGTTACCGAGTATTCGGCATGCCCAAAACGCACACACTAAAATTAAAAAACACATCCTCGTTAGAAACTCTCAACTTTGTTGTGTGGTGCCTCTCTTTTTTCAAGGGTATAAGATTGACAACCACTGACGCTGGTTTTCTTGATGCAACCACTATCAAGCCCACTAAGTTAACTGACTTTATTCTCGTTGGATGCTCTGAAAAAGAAGTAATAGAGCTAGCACTTAACTATATAAAAGACAAACAAAAAGATGATCGCTCCATTAAAAGAATAGCTGCGGTGATACACTCCCTATTCCTATCACATAACCCACTATACCTTTCCTTTGAGAAATTCCAGTATCTTTATATGGCTCTTGATTGCTGTTTTGCTATAGCATGGGATGAAAGGGATAAAGTCATTAAAGAGAAAAAACCATCTCATCAAAATAGAGTATATTGGATGTGCGAAAATTACGGTGTAAAAATCCCGTCATGGGCAACAGATGAATGTAATGTTTCAGTTATACGCAATGATAATTTTCATGAAGCCATTTTTAATGGGCAACCGCTTGGTTTCTCTAGTATCAATGATTGTCAATATGGTAGCGATATATTGCTACAAATGCAGGCTCTGGTATGTCGTCTACTAGCGGCAATACTCTCTGTAAATGATCGTAAATATATCGCATCTACAATCAGCTCGATAGAGTACCATTCATTAAAATTAACTTAA